CGAGCTGAAGAGTAAAACTTTCCGACTTGACGAATCGATTGGTTTCTTCGTCGAAACCTTCCTTCGTCGCAACGTTGATGACGAGCATTCTCTGGCCTCCTTTCGTCATACGACCTAGATGAGAACGACTTACACGAAGAGGAACGCCCAGCGGTCCTGCACGACCGGCGGGAACTTGTAGGTCGCCGCCGGGTAGGCGTTGACCATCGCATCCGCGGTGATGGCGTGGGTCCCGGCCGCGACCGTGACGCCGTTGAGCTTGTAGATGACGCCGGTGGTGCCCGGGATGGTGACCAGGTCGGTGGTGGAGTTGTAGGTCGGCGTGCCCGGCGTGACCGAGGTCAGCGCACCGGAGAAGATGGCCGCGACGGCGTCCGGCGACGGCAGCGACGGATCGGTACCGACCGTGCCGTACAGGAAGGCTTCGAGCTCCGCCAGGTCGGCCGGAGCCACCAACGTGGAGTCGACGCACAGGTACGAAGTCGGAACCAGGCCCGTCATCGGGACCGGGGTGGTCCAGAACTGCCACGAGAAGTTGATCGCCGCCGGCGAGTCGTTGATCGAGGCGTACGCCTTCTCCGAGGGCGCGGCCTTCGCGCCGTAGACCATGTGGACCTTGTAGCCGTGCTCCGGGTCGAGCTCGTTGCCGATCTTGGTACGGTAGCTGAAGCCGAACGCCTTCCGCGGCTGCTGGCCGACGTAGAGACCCGTCTCGGGGGAGGCGGTGCCATCGCACTGACCGAACTGCAGCGGGTAGGTGAAGGCCTCGATGGTGCCGCCGAACTCCTCGATGGACAGCAGGTTGAGGTACTTGATGTTGTCGGCGTACTGAGCGGTGGCATCGGCACCCGACGGCGACTCGGTGACGGTCGTCAGACCGCTCCAGGAGTAACCGTTGATGTAAGCCCCCTCAGTGTCGGGGATGTACAGAACGCCTCGGTCGACACCCGTTTCGTACAGGTGGCCGCCGGCGACGTCCCAGGTCAGTGCAGTCACGACTTCTCCTCAGAAGTAGATTGTGAACACATCGTGGTTGAGGTTGTCTACCGAGAACGCCCGGCTGAACCGGCATTGCGGTAGTGCCGAAATCTGTTCGACGATGACTGAATCGGGATCCTTGTCGATGACAGTCAGCAAATATCGTTTGGTTCGGTTGTACGGAGCATCGTCCGCGTACGTCTTCAGAATATCGTCTCGCTTGTAGACGATGCATGGATACTCCATAACCACCGTGGCTGGAGGTTGGAAATATACCTTGGGCGTGATGCCTTTCAGTAGTGTCTGCAGATCAGACCGGGATCGGCCCACTGTAAACACCTCCCAACCTCAACAGAAGGCGGGGCCTCTCGACTTCAACGGTGTCAACCGTCCAGAGAGACCCCGACCAACTGACGTAACGGATAGCCATGAAATTCCGTAGAGCGTACGCGTCAGCAACGATACTGATAGAGTTCCCCACCGAAATATCCGGATTGACCTTTTGGGATCCATCCAGCCTTCGCGTGTTTCGAACAACGTCTCCGAAATATGACTTCTCGGTGATGTTATCGACCCAAACTCCAGATCCGGTGGGGGACTCCACAGCTGCACCGTAGCCGACTACACCAGAAAATCTTGGCATCGGTTACGGCCTCCGAACTAGGCCTCGTAGTCGAAGGTCCACTGGTCTTCGATGTTGTTCTCGAAGTAGTAGCTGCCAGACGCCGGAACGGCGTACACGGTCAGCGTGGTCAGCGTGACCGCGTCGAGAGTGATCGGAGCTCCGGTGGTGACCGTGGCGTTGGTGTCAGCCCGCTTGTAGGTCACGCCGGTCGTGGTGGCCGGGGTGACGATGTTGTTGGTGAAGCCGGGCTTGACCGGAACCACCAGGGCGGCGCCGGCGGCGACCTTCTTGAAGATCAGGGCGGAACGCAGCTTGCACAGACCGCCGGACATCCGACCTTCGATCAGGTACTTGTACTGGTTGTAGTCGATGTCGAAGTCGTCGAACATCGACACCTCGCCACCCCGGTCGGTACCGACGCAGTAGTCCTGGAGGTTCACCAGGATGCCGAGCAGGGTCGTCTCCTGCTCCATGACCTCGACCTCGACGATGTCCGCGACGTTCAGCGCCGACACCAGGTCCGCCTTGTTGTTGTACAGCCGGCGACCCAGCGTGTCCTTCAACATCAGCATCTTGGTGTAGTGGTAGTTCGTGGTGTAGAGCGTCGGCGAGCCGGAGCCCTTGTACAGGTGACGCGAGAGCAGGAATTCGTCGACCAGCTCCTGGTAGGAGGAGGACGCGTCGTCCAGGTTGACCTGCACGGTCGCCGCGTAGATGTCGGCGTCGTTCAGGATGGAACGAACGCCGGCGCCCGAGGAAGCCGCGGCCGGGTCCTTGATCTTGTCGTCGTCGTCCACGGCACGACCGTCGCCGATGAGGATGGCGCGCGCGATCTCCTCGTCCAGCATGAGCCGCATCTCGCCCTTGAGCCACGCGACCACGTCGAGGTCCGTGATGTCGATGATGTCGTCCCGGTCGAGCTTCTGCTTCTTGTAGATGGTGGCCGGAGTGGTGGTACGGGAGGTCAGGCCGAAGAACTCTTCCTTCTTCAGCGTGCCCTTGACGTAACCACGCGCTCGGGCCTGGTCCTGGGTGAGGTCGGCGGACATGGTGCGGATGCGCGAGAACGGGCTCTTGCGGGTCCCGTCGAGGACGCCACGGACCCACTCGGTACGCCGCTTGTCCCATTCCGGCGCGTTGTTGACGTTCTGCGCCTGCGGGAACAGCGTGTCGATGCTCTCGATGCCGTGCTGGATGGCGTAGCCCTCGACCGCCTGACGCAGCGAACCGGTACGACGGGCGTCGCGGACGATGGTCTTGATGTCGGAGTGGCTGAGGGTGCGACGCTCGTCGTCGCCGCCCTGGCTGGCGCCCTTCTTGGCGTCCTCGAAGACGTTGCGAGTCACGGTGGTTCCTTCCTGGTGTTTGAGGTCGCCCTCAGCGGTTGTGTTGCCGTGCTCCGCAGAAGTCCCGGCGTCCGGCGTGGTGCCCTGTGGTTCGACGGTGGCGTCGTCGTCATCGTCGTCATCGTCGTCATCGTCGTCATCGTCGTCATCGTCGTCATCGTCGTCAGACGTGTCCTCGAGTCCGTCGGCGTGAGCCACCGAACCGTTCTCGGCAGCGACACCCACCATGTAGTGAAGAACCGCCTTCTGCTCTTCGGTCATGGAGTCGTAGACTTCCTGGAGCGTCGAGTCACCCGCGTGTTCGATCTCCACGTCGGTGTAGATGACGACCTCGTCCTCGAGTTCGGTGACGTCTCCGTCGGAGTGCTTGACAGCGACGTAGTCGATCTTGGCTCCCGGGTTGGCACCCTTGAGCACGAGGCTGACCTCGCAGATCATCCCGTGAATGACCTGCTTCATCTTCTCGACGATCTGGTTGGCGTAGATCGAGAGGTTCTTGATGTCGCCGTGGCCAACCAAGGCCTTCGCTGCCAACCCCCAGTCGGTCGAGTTGAAGTAACCCTGGGCGTAGACGCCGTCCTGCCGATGCGACAAGACGACATGACCGAGAATGTTCTCCGGACTGTTGTGCCCGTGCTGCCACACCAACGGGACCGTCTGACCGTCCATGTGCTGGAAGGCCTGCGGCATGATGGTTCGACCGTCGGAGCACTTGAGACCAGCCTTCGTGGCGTAACCTGAGAAATCAGGTTCCATTTTGACTGCCTCCTCCTGTATCTGTTGGTTGAATCGGCCCCGACGGAGCCGTTGGTGTTGGATCCGGCATGTTGCTGTTGTGAAGAGCATCAGCCTTAGGATTCTTCGACGGCTTGATACCGAGGAAGCCACGAAGTTCGTTACTACTAAGAACCTCGTTACGTGTGAACTTATCGGCGATCTCCGCCATGTCCGTCAGAGGAGCCAGCTTGAACCGGTTCATGAAGTACATGATGGATTGTCCCTGAGTGCGAGCCGTACGGGACAGGAAGACGCGACGCATGGCTTCGACCATCTCCTTGGCGAGAGGGTCGATCGTCCGGTTCAGGTAGTGGAGCATCGTCTTCTCGTCGGCCGTTCCGTTCATGATCTCTACGGTTAGACCGAGTTGGCCGTAGACCTGGGCCGTTAGGTACTCGATCTGCTTGAGCAGGTTGTTCTCCGCTGGCCGGTTGAGCTGAATGACCTTCTCAGTCCCATCGGCATAGGCGATTCCGTACTTACTGCCGGAGAGTTGCTTCTCGAGATCCTCCCGACGCTGTCTTGCCTGCTCACGCCGAGCATCCGACTTGATGATGTACGGAAGCTGGATGATGATGTCCAACTTACCCGAACTCGTTGCGTCGTCGACCTGGTCCAGGAGATTCAACTTGTGGATCAGACGTTTCATCGTCGAGTTGGGTTCGTTCATCACGGCGTAGAAGGGGTTGTAAAGAATCGCAACGAACTTTTTGTCGAGTGTGAGCTGTTCCCTGATACCCACTCTTTCGTTGTACACCATGACCTGAACTTGGCCTGGTAGCCAACCCACGATTTCGCCGACGCGCATGGTTTGGACGTCGAACCCCGCCGAAAGTGTCGGGTTGAGTGTCGTGTCGACCGGAACAATCGCGCAGTATCCCTGGTCGAAAAGGGTCAGCATGACATCTCGTCGGAAACTTGTCGCGGCCTGATCGACGTTTGCTTCGACAGTGAGACAGTTGTTTATGCCGCTGTCGATGTCTTCTTTGTATTGATTTTCGTCGTCCAAACGAACATGACGAACATCAAGACTAGATACGTCGATGGCCAAACGAGTGTAGATGGACGAGGCGATCGACCGCTCGGTAGAATATCTGAATCGTGGTACGTCAGGCCTGTGGCCATACGAAGCTCCTGCTCCTGATTGAGTTCGCGATTCAACCGTCTGGTCTTTGAAAACATTCCAGGCGTGTTTGAAGGAGCTACCCAAGCGGGACATGATTCCCATGTGTCACCTCCCTCCTGTCCTAGTAGAAGTCGATCAGAACCGCGGGCCGACGGTCGCCGTGGTTCGGTAAGGAGCCCGAGGGTTCGTCGGTCGGTACGTGGGTCCCTGAGTTACCGGACGGCCCGAAGCCTGTACCAGGGTGGAAATGGCAACTCCACCCAGGGCGCCGATGAGCTTCCCCGTGGTCTCGGCGCCAGACTTGGTCAGCTGAGCGTTCTGGTGGTCCGTGTTGCGCGCGATCTTCGCCACGTGCAGTTTCTTCTTGGCTTCGCGACGGCCGAGCTTCTGCTTGTCGATCTTGTACTGCGCCTTGGCCTCCTTGTAGGAAGCGCGCGTCTGACCGGTACTCACCCGAAGTCGAGCCTGATCGATCGTCTTGTTGCGCTCGGTGTTGTAGTTCGCGTTGGCTGTCTTACGGGCCTGACGATCCGCCTGCCGAGACTGCTTGTTCAGCTGATGTTGGGACTGACCCGGGTGTCCCTTGATGTGCTGTCCCCACCGTTGGCCTTTCACTCCGTGGTGCTCCAGAGCATCCTCCAAGGAGGGCTTGGTCGCACCGTAGATCTTGTCTGTCATTCGAGTGCCTCCTTGTGTAGCTTGTATGCGACCCACGCGTCCATTAGAGCAGAGACGTTGTCGATCTTCTCTTCGTATCTCCTCTTCAGGAGCTTACGGTTTCCGTTCGTGTCTTCCACCGTGATCGCGTTACCCATGGCGAATGACATTAGACCCTCGTCGAAGATGAGAAGGCGCTCAGCCGCGAGATGCTTGAGTTCGCCAAGAGGAACTGATTCCGTACGGGCTCCCTGAATGACTTTTTCGATTCCGAAAGGACCGTTTTCCATCTCCCATCGAGCCACAAACTCTTTCGAGTTGTAAGGGTCGAAACCAAGGCAACGAACGTCGTAACCCGTTCGCTCGATGTAGGCTTCCAAATCCTCGTACACTTGGTTCATGTCCAGAACGACACCTTCAAGAACGTGAAGGCTTCCTTCCTCAATGAACTCGTTGTACTTGTTCCTCATCGCTCCAGGGAGTTTTTTCAGCGTGGTGTCCGTGATGTAGCTACGAGTTTTTACGCCAAACGCTTCTCTGGGGAGTGGAAACAGGAATGTGAAAGCGCAGAAGTCGTCTCCTTGAGAAAGGTCGGCCCCAAGAGCACAGGGCATCCCGTCAAACGATCGAACTCTGTGCAGAAGAGTTTCTTCGTACGTGAAGAAGTAGGTGTAGCCTTCCATTGGAATACCGAAACGCTTCGCCAGGATGTCGTTTCTAGACGCGGGGGCCTTTTCTGCCCGTTCGACGTCCAATTGGTACGTTTCGTAGCTTACTGTGATCCCAATGTTCGGCTGAGCCTTTGGCCACATTGCCGGGTCGCCGACTTCTTCAAGCTCGTCAAGCTTGTAATGCCAGATCGAGACGTGAGGAGCCTTGTACTCGCCTTTCAGGATGTCAGCGAGTTCCATTTTGATTGTATCGCCAGAACCATTTCGGACTGTTCCCTCCGAACTGATAGCGACAATCAACCAATCGTCAAGCTTCGAGGCTCCTTGCTCAATGGCACCGACAACATCCTCCCGGGTGTCACCGGACAACCACTCGTCGACAGTACTTACCTTGGGTCTGAGCCCCTGCAGCTTAGCAATTGACATAGGGCGGACTTCAAGCAACGAGCCAGTCAAGAAGTTCTCAATGCCCTTCTTAGTACTGACCAGCTTCTGTCGGAGCGCCCTGCTTCCAGTAGTGTTCTGCAGGCTGCCTTCGGTCAAGAACTTGAATAGCGGCCCACGCTTACGGGTGATCGCCGTCCTGAACGGCGCCATAACCTCGTCGGCCTGCTTCATTGTCGGTGCGGTGGTGATCTGGTGCGTCGTCGACGTGTCGACGTTGAGGAAGTAGCTCTGGATGCACTCGGCGTACATGGACTTGGCGGCACCGCGGGCGACGATGAGATACTGCTTCGTGGTCAGACGTTTCTTTATCGTTTTCTTGACGTACTTACCGCCGTGGTTGCCTGGACCAGGAACGTAAACGCTTCTGTCCACGAAGTAGTACCAGCCAAATATCTGCTCGGCCCATAGCTTGAACGTAGGCAGCAAATGCATGTCGCTACCGTCGGTCAGGGTCAATTCGTTCTCGCAGTACCTTACGAAGCCCTCAACTGCCTGATCGTCGTAGTAGTAGTTCGGATTGGCAATGAGTGCGTCAATGCGGTTCATCTCCATAGCGATTTCACGGTTGACCGGGATCTCACCACGAAGTACCGCTGCACGGAACTGACCGTAGTAGATCGGAACCGCTTTGTTCGACAGACTCATTGCCAATCCTCCCCTGCTTCTAGAACGCGAACCAGTGCCAGGTCGGAGCGACCGAGTACGTCATCGCGATGGTGCTTCCCGGGCGGAGCAGGAACGCTCCCACGACCCGACCGGTGGTGGTTCCGTCGACCGCGACCACGGTAACGGTACCGGCGACGACCTCGACCCACATGTTCCACGGCGAGGTGTTCGTCGCCGCGACGGTAGAAGCCGGGATCGCCGGCTTGCTGGGCCAGTCACCCGTGGGCATCTCGGCGCGGACAGCGTCGAAAGTGGCGTTGAGTTGCTGGACGTCCACCATGTTCTCCTTATCTGTTGAGCATGACCCCGATCAGCTTTGTCGCATGGTCGGCCGCCAGCTTTGTTGCCTGTTGAGTTCCGACATTCACGAGAATCTTCCCCGTGACCTTCCCGCCCGCCTTCAGGATTTGAATCCCTTTGGGCGTTGGGGCGACACGAGCGTACTGCTGCTCCAGGTTCATGCGGTTGATCATGTCCTGAAGTTCTTTGTTGGACAGAGTCTTGACTCCGCCCTTACGAGCCTTGTCCTTTGCGGCGGTGGCGTTCTGGTGATCCTGAGACGGTGTGTGACCACCACCGTGAATCTCGGACTGGCTTCGACGAACACCCCAGCGCTGTCCCTTCACTCCGAAGTGAGCAAGGAACTGTTCGCCGACCTCGGTTGATCTCTGGGACAGAACATCGACCACGTTGGTTGGGTCGTGCATCACCGCGGGACCCTTCTTGTGCTTCTTCATCTTTTTCTGCCTCTTCAGGTATCCCGACGGAAGGCTGTAGTTGATTGCCATGCTCACCCCCTAGCTAAAACATGAAGAAGAAACGGCTGGCTTCTCCAGGGTCGCCGCCTCCGCCACCCGGAGGATCGGTGCTGAACAACACGTCAGCGAAATAACAGGTCTCGTTGAACGTGTTGATCGTGTAGTGCTCATCCGGGTCGGCGGTCTCGAGGTACGTCCCGTTTGAAACATGCCCAAGACCAACATCGGTACCGTCCTTGTAGCCGACGACGTTTCCACTGACCACGTCCGCCGAAGTGAAGAAATGAGACGATGCGACGTAGAAGCCGGAGGCGGCGTAGTAGATCGTCCGGTACGGCGTGTTCGCAGTGACCGCAACGGGAGTGTCGTAGAAGGTCTCGTTCCAGGTACCAGGAGTTACCCCAGAATATTGCTTCTTGGCCAAGCGGACACCGAAGTGCGCTGCGTCGTCGCCTGAACTGGTTTGCCAGAGTTCTCCGTCGAAAGGAATATGCGCCGCAGGGTTGAAATCTGCGTTGACATACATCCGATGGCCGTAGACCCACCCGTCCACCGAAAATTTGATCGCTGTCCCCAAAGCGATCGCGGTCGCTCCGTTCGAGAAGTTCCCAACCGGAGTCGTTGCCCCCAAAAGATTCTCCATCACCATGGCTAGTACCCCTTGACGAAGGCCAGCACGTCGAACTGATCGTCAGTAGTGTCGTAAACCCCGCCAATATATGCGCGGTCTCCGGCTGTCGCTGACAAACCCGTGTAGTAGCCGTTCGGGTCCCGGTACTTGTTGCCGAGTGTTACCACATGGCCTCCGGTTCCGTCCTGACGCAAGAGAATCAGGAAGGGTTGGCCGTGTACCATGTTGGTCGGGTTGCCGAGGATATGGTCACCCGTCACAGTGACCTCGAACCGGTTACCCAACGATCCATCGACCGCGATCGTGCTAGCGTCCGACAGAGTGTCATAGTTCTGGCGAAGACGCCCGGTCACAGCCACGTCGGCAACAGTCGCTGTTCCCGTGAAGGTAGGACTTGCGATAGGTGCCTTCAGATCCAACGCGGTTTGCTGAGCCGTGCTGACCGGCTTGGCTGTGTCCGCCGTGTTGTCGACGTTGCTGAGGCCGACCTGTGACTTGGTGACGCCATGTGGGTTGAGAACATCGGCGAGGTGCGCGTTCAACGAAGACGTGGAAGCTTTCGCGTCCAGCGCGGTTTGCTGAGCCGTGCTGACCGGCTTGGCTGTGTCCGCCGTGTTGTCGACGTTGGCCAAACCCACCTGAGCCTTGGTCACTGCGTGCGGGTTGGCTGTGTCGGAGATATGCGTCGTCAAGGAAGTGACGGAAGCCTTGGCCGCGAGGTCACTGACCAGGTTCGTGATCGCGCTTTGCGCGTGGGTGTGGCTGATGGCTGCATAGAGATCGGCGAGAGTCACAATCCCCGCTCGTCCATCGACCGACGTCACGCCGGCAACGCCGAGACTTCCCGGTAGGAAATATTCCAGGACAGTCCAAGCGTGAACCCCGTCGCCCATCTTGAGCTTCCCGGTGTCGACCTCAAAGCCCGGTTCTCCCGCACGGAGGATGGGATTGTCGGTCGTCCACTCCGAAGCCGTTCCGCGTCGGAATTGAAACGTGAATGGGCCGCTTGTCAAGTGGCTCACGGTGAACCTCCATCCAGAATGTCGTTGACGGGAATATCGGGTGTGGGGTCAACCCAGTCGGTCATCTCACGAACAACGTTGAGACGCCATTCGAGCTCGAGCTTCTGCTTGGTCAGTGCGTCCATCAAATATCCTGTCTGCGGCGGGTCGAACAGGATCCGAACACACAGATAGACGTACGTCTTGACCGAGTTGAGCTTCTTGTTGGTCCCGATGAAGGCGTCCCACGTGGCCGAGTTGTCGGCGATGGAGTAACCGCCCTCCGGGCCGATGCCCAACTGGTTGAGCGTCGAGAAAGCACCGTTGATGAAGAGAATAACGTCCTGATCGAACGCGGTGTAGCTCGAGTCAAGGCCGAGAACCTTCTTGGTGCTATCCAGAATGCTTTCAGTCACGTGGGACACCTCCTTCAGAGGCTAGTAGGCGAAGCCGTACTTCCGGAGCATCGCCCAGGTGTTCGGACCAACGATTCCGTCCTGGGAGAGACCGGTACGGCGCTGGAACTCCTTCACCCAGGCCTCGGTCTGCGGGCCGAAGTTGTTGTCGACGGTGATCAGCATTCCGGGCTTGACGGACACGGTGTGCCGGTACGCCGGGAACACGTTGCGGAAGAACTGCTGGATCCGACCGACGTTCGTTCCACCCGATCCGCGCTGCAGCGTTCCCGTGGAGGGCGTCGCCGGCGGTTGCGAGTTCGGGGAGACGAAGACGATCGCCCAGTGGCTGCCGTTCTCGTCGTCGCCAGCGAAGCCGTCGAAGTGGACGTGGTCGGTGTGCGGGTTGGAACCACCGTAGTAGTTCTCGACCCAGCCGTTCTTGCGAGACCAGATCCGTCGGTTGTAGATGATGTAGTACAGCCGGGCCAGCGTCTCCGGGTCGTTCAACATCCGCTGGACCAAGGCCTCGGCCTCGCCGGTGCTGAACGGGCCGCTGATCATCGCGTCGATGGCTCGGTGTTCGGGGTTGTCGTCGGCGTCGGTCTGTTCGGTCCGGACGCCAGGCGTGTCGTCCTCGTTGTGGTCGGACGTCTCGGCTCGGTGAGCTGCGTCGCCGATTCCGTAGATCACGATGCCCGGGTACTTGCTTTGCAGGTCAGCGGTCAGCGCCTGCAGGTTCAATGCGCGCATTGCTTCTCCTTACCAGAGTTTGGTATCGCCTGGACTGCGTGCGACAAGCGGTCGCTGCAGCTTGCTCTCGTCACCGTAGTGAATCGCGTTGTGGGTTCTGTGTGTGACTGTGATGAGGTACTCAGGATCGAGAATCTCTTCGTCACCTTCGACTAGCTGGGACGCTGTCAATGGATTCATGTGATGAATGTAGAGGCCCGAATTAATCTCGAATCCTTCGACGCCCATGTCGCAACCGTTGTCGCGAGCGATGACGTGGTGGCGAATCTGCCTCCACTGTGTCGACGTGTAGAACGCTTGGTTCATCCAACGATCGAACCCGAAGGTAGCAACACCGACTTCTGCTTTCAGAGCCAGGTACTTGTAACGATCCTCGAAGGTGGAGAGTGCTTGGAGCTCCGAATACGATCTATGCATCCTGCTCATCACCCATCCCTTGGTCGGAACGGTAAGTACGCATGGCTTCGATCGCATCCTTGACTAGTTCTTCCATTCGACCCGCCTGAGCAATCGACTCAGTCTTCGCGGCGAGCAGAAGGTTCTCTTGGATCAGACGCTCACGCTCGAGCTCCTCTCTCATCGATCCCATCTTCAGAAAATGGCTGATCACCTGAGCTGACGCTGTTCCCTCACGAAGTTGCTTCTCCGCTAGGTCTGTTGCGAGCGCAACTAGCTGATCCTCTCGTCCTTTGGGAGTCGTAGCTGCCCGGTGGCGCCGAGGAGAATTCTCAGGATCACTTCCAGGCCGGTTAGCCACAGTTTCAACTCCCTTCACGACTACTTTCGATCGACTAAAACCCAGATTGTTTCATGAAAAAACCCCGCCGGGGGATTTTTTAGGATCGCGGCGATTCGAGAGGGGGGTCATTTCTAGCGACCCCTCCCCCCACCCCTTCAACCACTCTCTCCAGGTTCAGCGACTTTGATGTAGATACCAAGCACGTTCAGTCTCACAATCTCATCAATTGTGTTTTCGATTTCGAGTTCTTGATCTGCTTCACTGATGTCATCAGAACTCTTGACTAGACGTGCGAGGAGGCCGGTCGTCTCATAGCCCATTCTTTCATCAAACGAAAGCCACTCTTCGAACTCTTTGAAAGGATTGTAAGGATTGTCAATAGTACTAAGCATGTGGACAGTCAACTCAACCCTCCTTAAGAGCTACCTTGAGAGTGGTTAGGCCAACACCTAGTTGTGCTGCTACGTCTGCCTGTGTGTACCCAGAAGCCAGCATGCTCATAGCTCTCTGTAGCTTCGCAGGTGTCATAGTCAGTTGAGACCTTGGTGTAGCCAGTTCTTTGATCTTCTTCAGATCTGTGTTGTTCAGGATGTCTTTCAACTTGTTGTTACTGATAGCACCTGCCTGTATGGCAGCCCATTCAGGGCCAGTGATTTCGATCTGGCTCTTGTCAGCACCCAATCTACGACGAGCTTCGGCCAAAGCTTGTGCATTCTTACGCTTGATGTCGGCAGCATCCATGTTCGGATTTGCTTGTTTCTTCTGCTGCATGATGGCGTTTGCTAGGACCTGGGCGTTTCTTTCTAGGGGTGCGTTTTTCAAAGCAAGTCTCAATTTGGCGTTGAGGGAAGCAACTTCATTCGAATAGGCGGCCCTTGCTGAAGGAGAATATGTGGCAGGCTTAGTAGAAACTAGTTCTTTCCTTGCCTGGTTCGCCATGGCCTTCAGGTTGTTCGAGTGATCTGCGTAGATCTTCTCGATAGGCGTACCTGTAGAGGACACTAACGTGTGAGCGTCATGTGTCTCGCCAAGCTTGGTAGATCGAATAGTTACAGGTACAACCTTGCCGTCCCTTGTTGTTTTCGTTGCTCCTGTTGGCTCGAAGACAAGCCTTCCTGTAGCCTTGTCAATTGCTCCGCCCTTAGCAGCAGGCCGAGGCCTTCTGTCAGGTACGTCTTTCCTTGACCTAGCCCTTGAGATCAGAGTTCCCGCTCCTAGGCCAGATCTTCCTGGCTCAGATTGGTACTTCTTCTGCAGTTGCCTGATCCCATTGTCTTTCTCGGACTGCTTGTAGTTGAGCTCGTGTTTCTCTGAATCGATCACAACCATCGAATGCTTTACTGCACGAGCTAGTTCAGAATTGCTTGCGCCACGAATGGTCATGTCGGTGATGAGGTTCGAAACAACACCCATTTCCGTCTGCTTCTTAGGACCCGTAATCCTAGGGATAGGCGAGTCTTTCGGAAGCTTGTACATCATGGGGTCGAAGTGTTCGAGTTCCTTCAGAGGAGGCGACGTTTTAACGTGGCCTCTATCGTTAGGTATCACGATCACTGTATCGCCATCGAAGTCTGCGCCAGAGAGATGCTTGGCTACCTTAGCGTTGATGCCAATAGCGTTAGGCGCATTGCCCAACAGTCTCTTGGCTTCAGGGTTTCGGTTATTTACCTTCAGAGACGGAATCTCGAAGGTGCCAGCATGCGGATGACGAATAAGAACTACTTGCGTCCCGTTCTCGAAGTTTGGCGCGTAGACCTCATTGTCTTTCATCGACTTGACTGGAAGAATAACGTGAGTCTTCTGACGAGGAAGATGCGCTGCCTTGAGATGAACAGCTGCTGAATCGGCATCATCTGCGAATGATTCAAGCAACCTTCGCTTTACAGCAGGGTTGGTCAACGCATTGATCTCATCAAGTTCACGCTGCTTGCTGTCACGCATCATCTCTAGTTGTTGCTTAGCAAGTCTTTGGTTCTGCTTAGACAAGAACTGAGAGGATAACGTTTTCGACCACCTGTCCCAGTCAGCTTCTTCATTGACGAGGTTCATGGCCGAGGTGACTTTGACTTTTCCATGACGATCGGGAGGAGTTGTGATTTGACGAACGGTCGCCCCGAAGGGATTGTCGGGATCGTCGGTGATCTTCTTCATGGCGTCGAGTTTGTGACCAGTATCGTGCTTGCTGGTGTTGAACTCCAGATCCACACCGTCAGGCAGGTCATCCTTGTACATTGCCATGCCCTTTAGGTAATGAGTTCCGTCAATCATGACTCGGACCTGAGCATAGCTGTTAGACCCAAGAGACAGGTCCTTTACGCCAGGCCGAACGTAAATAACGCCATCAGCATCCTTCCCACCTTGATCTGCGTACCGCACCGCAACGCGGCTTGACTTCACAGAGACAGGCTTCTGAATACCGAAATATGATCGACCACCATCATCAGAGACCGTGGTTACCGGCTTGATGTTGTATCGGTTGCGGACCACATCGCCGAAGGTTGTTCCTGGTGCAGACAACACCTTCACGTTGGTCTGCTTTCCAGTCCCAAGCTGCGTGATCTTGACCGTGTGAACAGAATATCCCTCTTCTTCGAGAGCAGCAACTGCAGTACGAAGCTTGGTATCGCTGATGTTCATTCTTTGTTGCACACTCAGGTGCAACTCGGTCCCAACACCAACGTCAACGAACTTCTTTTCAGCAACCTGCTCTTTCAACGCAGCCACAGTGGAATCGAGAACATCCGCCTTGTCCTTCTGCCCAGGGGCAAGAAGAGCACGAACAGACGATTCGTTGATTCCCATCTCGCGACCGATAGCACTGTTCGAGTTACCTTCGTTCTTCAAACGTTGGGCTCGAGCAATATCGGCTTGCTTCTGTTGCGCCTTGGCGATCGACTTTGCTGCGCGAAGCTGAGTTGTAGTTGTCCCCAGTCCTCGAGCAATATCGACGTCAGATACGCCCTGCTTCTTCAGATGATCGACGTACCCGAGGAAATCACGATTTCTGGTTGTAGAACTAGATTCTCCACCAGATCCCCATGGGTAACGACCAGAGCGCCGAAGGATTCCATAGTGAGCGAGATAGTCGTCTTCTTCGATGATTACTGTCACTACATTGCCTCCATTCGCATCTGGTTGATTCGACGATCGAAGGTCACGATCCGATCCATGATATGAACGATCTTGTCAGGATCGGCGGTGTACTGCCTCACTTCATCCGACTGATAGATTGCCAGTTCGGTCTTGATCTCGAACGGCTTCACACGATACTCGAGACAGAATAGCGCAGCATAGATCTCCAGCTGGGTGACCGATGCTTCGATTGCTCCTGTCTTAAGATCATGGATCCGAAGAGTTCCACGTGTGAACGCGATGGTGTCGGCTGTCCCGTAGCAGTTCGCCGAATAGAACAAGATTTGTTCGGGAGTCATCCGAAAACCGATTGCGTCATTGACGTAGAGATTCAAGGTGGTGCGACGAGTTGGAAGCCTGACCCCGAGACGAATAAGTTCGTGAGCCAACGCATGAAGGTCAGTTCCTCGCTGGGCAGCCAAAGACGCTTGGAACGCCTTGTCGAGCTTGTCCTCGTCGTAGTTCACCCAGTGATAGTTACTAGCGCTGAGAAATGCGTGGCTACCCTTGAGGGTTAAATGCCTGTTGAAGTTCATGAAATACTTCTTCCTCAATCTCGGGGTAGATGAAGGCTGCGAACGACATCTCATTCAACACTTCTACGTAATATCGTTGATTGGGTCGCTCTGGTGCAGTGGCCGAAGTCTTGACTTCGAGTATCGCCCACCGCGGTCCGTAGAAGAACGACAAGTCGGGAACACCTTGAAGATATGACGAGTCATTCTTAAGTACGAAGCAGCCGGGGAATGTGTCGTGAAGACGTTGGATCACGCGAGCTTGGTATACACTTTCTAACACGATCGCTCCTTAGTCGAAAATATAAGAACGTGTTCGAGGCACATTCCATCTCCCTCTATTATAATCCGCGTAATTGACGCGGCATGATATGTACGAAGCGAAAACGCTGATTCGTGGGCCACACGCCCTCAACCTTTTTGAGCATGTAGTAGTCGTACATCATCGCCCACTCGAAAACGTTAAGTGCGAGTAAGCCGCACGAGGTTGCTGCGTGCATCGAGTTAGTGTACTTAACGCCAGACTCAATATCCACGACAGGATTGTCTTCCGACCACTGAACCTTGAACTGTTGCCGGTACTTCACCGCGAACCATCGAGGCCTCAACACAAGGTTGGTAACCTCGAGGTGGGTCCGGTCACCGTCCAGATTAATCGGTGTGTCGAAAGTCTTGAAAGAGGGCTTGGGCAGGAAGGCATCGGCTACTAGACGAGCGACAGTCCTGTTGTACTGTTCGCCGTCCTTCACCAAACCGACGTACACTGCTCCTCTATTGTTGACGAGACGAGATAGGACACGAGACGTCTCATCGTTACGGACGTATCCGTGATCACTTACGCTGTACCCTGGGAAGGGGGGGATGCTTACCCAGTTTTCCATTGGCTTCTCTCGTGAGATGGGGTGGCTGCCAAATGTCAAAAATTTTTGAGAAAACTATTTATAGAAAGCCATACTTGATATGTATACATATCATCTATCGTTTTCCCGCGAAGGGTTGTGTTTTGGTCAAGGATTTGGCAGATCGTCCTTAAACGTGTCCTACATTGCCCTAATTGGTGTACGTCTGTTCCACGCCAAATCTGCCATTTTTAAAACCACTTTTTCGCGGCCGCACTCTCCTGAAACGACCTCTTGTTCGCCAACGCAGATGCCACTGCCAGATCCGCTCTAGAATTTGACATCAGCGTGTAATAGTGGAGCTCCAAATATGGCGTATTGAGACGATCGATCCTACCGTGCGCCTGATGCCATAGTTTGTACGAATATGGAAGCGAGTAAAAAGCCATGGCATCAGTGTCCGTACAGTTCCAGCCCTCCGCTCCGGCTGCGTACTGGACGAGATATAACCACGAATTTACGAGCTTTGGTACTTCTTGATGCTTATGCCCGTTATACTCATGGATGACGACATTCTGGAGCGTCTTCAGCGCCTCGAGCTCGTAGTCGAAGTTGTAGAACACAATAAGTTTCGGGTGGCGCGTTAACAATGTTCGTACCGCGTCTAGTCGTGACGAATGAGAGTTCACAACCTTTCTCATTACAATGAACAGTTCCGATACGTCCCTTAGAGGCTTGTTCTTGTACACGTTCCACTTGCGCTTAACCACCTTGTTGTAGAGGTCGATGTCGTACTCAACCGGGATCGTGTTGTTGTAACGAACGGTGTGGCGCAAATATGGCATCTCCACAAGGATGTCGTTCCGGTGCTTCACCAGCCTGTTCACCGAGGCGTATCGATCCACTTTCGGGAATCGAGAATATGGACTGTAGATGACGTGCTCTCGCTTGAACTCCGTTCGGTTCTTGTAGAACCCGTTGGCGATGAACACAGGGATGTAATCCAGCCAGTTATCGCCCGGAGTCGCGCTAAGAAGGATCCAGTGGTTTCGGGAGGCGATGTGTAGGAAATCTTTAGCCCACGTTCCGGACCCGACGAGACGCTGTTCGTCGAAGATGAAGAAGGCTTCGTCAACATCGTAATACTTATGGATGTTGTGCCAGGAATCAACAGTAAGTAATCCGGCAACTGTTCCGCCAACCTCCTTTCCAACTCCAAACGTCGCAAATTCCTTCTCCCAGTCCAGGCTGTCTCTCTTCTTCGCAGTAGTGATGACCACAACATTCCGAGATGCCTCCTTCTGAATATAGTACGCCGCAGCTGTAAGAGACTTCCCAGTCCCTACTCCTCCCCAGAGGATGCAACCGTTGCGCAGTTTGTTGACGGCATCCTGCTGATGAGGATATAACTCTTTCATTCGACACCTCCCTCGAAAAAGCAAAACCGTGGCGCCTTGTTAGGGGCGCCTAGCGGCTTCAGGCTTGTTTCGGACGCCTGCGTCCGTTTCCTCCAGTCTCCTCCTGGGTCTCGTCAGGGAACATCCGGACGAACTGCTGGCGAATGTTGACGGGGCTGCTGTTGGCTGCGTGCCAACCTTCATTGTAACCTTCGCGGCGGGCGTCTTCCATCATCTCTTCATCAGAGATTTTCTGGGCGGCGCGCGCTGCTTTGGTGGCAATTACGGCTGTCACACATCCTGTAGCAACTCCGACAACAATTCCGGCAATCGTGCCTTCTGTTGACATCTGATCTCCTTAGGGTGTGGGGTCTCATTAAAGTCCATGCAAAATATGGAGGCAAAAACCAGAGCCCGTGTAAGGGGCTGCAAGGTTTAGAGAAT